AAGTCGCTGAGCATTTTTGTTTACACATTTTCACAAGGACAAAATCACCATGAAACAAGAAGACATTCAAATCGGCGTCACATACCTCGTCGGCCTCGCTGGCAAACAAGTACCGGTACAGATCACCGAAACCCATCCCTCTGGCACAGGCTGGCTGGGTAAGACGATCAAGACCGGCAAGCAGATCACAATCCGCTCCGTCCAACGGATTCACAAAAAGGCCAGCGACGATAAACAGGTCGGCAACGTGGCCAACCCGGGCAAACGCAACCCCAAGGCGACAACAGATACCACCAGCGCCCCCAAACACAACACGGCCAACCCCCGGAAACCCACCGCGACAGGTGGCGATCAGGACAACAAGCCCATGAGCCTGCTCAGCGCAGCGGCCCATATCCTGGCTCAAGGCAAACAAGAACCGATGCGTTGCAAGGACATCGTCGAACAGGCCATCGAGCAGAAACTCTGGCAACCGGGCAAAGGGCTGACGCCTGCCTCCACGCTTTACGCGGCGATCGGAAGGGAAATCAAAACCAAGGGCGACGGCAGTCGATTCGTCAAGGCTGAGCGAGGTATGTTTACCATCAAAGAGCAGGTAGCATAAGATATGCCACGCCCTCATCGACATCGCAATGTCAGCTTTCAAGTCATCAACGATCACCTGGAAATGCACGTTGTTTTTCCCAAACAGCCGAGCCGCGACTATGTCCACCGATGTTCCCGCGACGTGTTTCGTGAGGTCGCCTACACCATCGAGGACTATGCAGCAGGCGGCACTACCCTCGATCAAATTGTCCAGGCCATCGACGCGCCCTACACGCAGGTCAACGTCGCACTCGGATTCATGAAGGAACGCGGCTGCGTTGAAGTCCATCACCGCCGTATCTTCCCCGCTTCGGACATTGTGTATGAAGATGCCATGATTGAATTCATGCATCTGGCTGATCACTGAGCACATTCAACAACCTCCCCCTTCACCCCGGTATCTGCCGGGGTTTTATCAGTGTTATTCGCAGCAAACACCGCTTCCGCAAAACCCTTGGGTGTTTCACTTCGAAGATTCTGCCGATCCTCTGACGGTGGCATCTTGATGATGAGACTGCCCAGCACAGGGTCGACGCGATCCTTGGGCGGCATTACAAAACCATTGCCTGTCCACAGACATGTTTTCTTGGTCCACGGATCACCGTAGTCGCACGGATCAAAGGTGTAATCCGGTTTGCGATAATGACTGGAAATCACTGACACCGGATTCTCAACCATCCAAGGTGCATCAGCCCATTCGCAGAGACGCACGCATGCACCGAAAATATCAATCGATTCGGAAAGCGCCCGCAATCCTTTATGTCGGAACCATCGCGCACCTGAAACCGCAATGTGCGTGCACGGTGGAAACGCAAACGCGATGGCATATTGTTGGCGCGGTGGCAGCCAGTCCCGCACATCCGCACCGACGCGCACCAGTCGACTGTTCCGGGGGTCACGATGAATGCCCGACTCATGGCGCACGTCCACGATCCAGCATTCGTACCCGGCCTTGAGCCAGGGCTCAACGATGTTGCCGGTGTAATCACAAAGGCTCAACACAATGCCATTCACTCGGTCACCTCCGTGGCTTCGAAAGTACCGGCAGCGATGCGCTGTGCTTGCTTTCCGGTGAATTCCTCCCATCGCTTGACGATCACGTCGCAGTAGAGGCAATCAAGTTCCATCAGATAAGCATGGCGCCCCGTCTGCTCACAACCGATCATTGTGGACCCGCTGCCGCCGAACAGGTCAAGGACGTTTTCGCCGGGCTGAGATGAGTACTGAATGGCCCGGACAGCCAGTTCGACAGGCTTCTCGGTCAAGTGCACCATGCTCTGAGGTGAAATTTTGCGCACACTCCAGACATCACCTATGTTATTTTTTGCAAACCATTTATGTGCAGCACCTTCGCGCCACCCGAAAAATGCCCATTCGTGATTCCCCATAAAACATTTACGTGTCAGCACCGGATGTTCCTTCACCCAGATGACTGCCTGGGAAAAATACAGACCGTGTTTTTTCAGAAACGGCGGGTAGTTGGCACAGTTGGCGTAGCCACCCCAACAATAGAAGGATCGACCGGGTGCCAGGACACGCGCGATGTTGCCGAACCATGCATCTAGCAGCCGATCAAATTCTTCGTCACTCACGAAGTCATTGATCAGGGGGCGATCCTTGGGGCGGAGTTTTTTCTGCGTGGGTTTGGATTTGCCCGGGTGACGTGCCGCATCCATTTTCTGATGATGCGTCTGTTTGAAGGACGATTTTCCGGCAGCGATGGCATTGTTGGAGCGAGGTTCAACGCGGACCCCATAGGGCGGGTCGGTATTAACAAGATGGATGGTTGCGCCGTCCAACAGACGATCCAGATCTTCCACTGATGCGCTGTCGCCACACATGAGTCGATGGTTACCCAACACCCAGATGTCACCACGTTGTGTGATGGCATCGTCCGGTGGCTCGGGAACGCAATCCGGATCGGTCAAACCTTCCCGTATACCTTGGGCTGCATTGATCAATTGCCCCAGTTCACTTTCGTCAAAGGCAAGGACGTCCATATCAAACCCACCTTCACGCAGTTCGCTGACTTCAATGGGCAGGATGGACAAATCCCATTCGGCGATTTCACCGGTTCGGTTGTCAGCCAGGCGATACGCACGCACCTGATCGGGCGTCAGATCGGTGGCCATATGCACTGGTACTTTGGCAAGGCCGAGTTTTGTTGCTGCCTTCCAGCGCGTATGGCCAGCGATGATCACGCCGTCTTCGTCCACAACGATGGGTTGCCTGAATCCAAACTCCGACAGTGAACCTGCCACAGCATCCACGGCTTTGTCATTCAAACGTGGATTACGTTCATAGGGTTTGACGTCTTCGATGTTGCGAAGTTCAACTTTGAAGTTAGAAGTAACGATGTCCTGAGTGGTGGTCATATTTTTCCTTTGAAAATGGTGGTTGATTACTGAATGTTTTGCGGCGCGTTTTTCGGCAAGTCTGTCTAACTGGTCGTCTCGTTCCGCCGCCATCGAAAAGCCCTTAGGGGGGAAGGAACCATTGCATGGTCCCCGTCTGTGGCCGACCGCGGCCTTGGCGGCTCCTTGCTACGTCCGAAGCTCGAACGCCACAGGCGCCAACGTGTGGCGATGTGGGGCATGCGTTGCGGTTGTCACGATGTAAGTTTGAGTGTCGGATGACCAGATGATGTGGGTTGATGCTTCGATCTGAATTGCCCGCACCATTGGAACCCCTGAACCGTCGGCCATTGGCCGGTATGTTCACGTCGCGTGTAACCATCATCGTGGATCACCTGCGTCACCAACTTCGGACATTCACAATGGCATTCGCCTTTCATCTCTCCGTAGAAAGCGTCGGGGGCATCCGGTAATTCGTTGTGGAGCATTTCTTCGGGAACAAAGAACCGGCAGTCATGACAAAACGGGGTATCGTTCATACGTGTCCTTTCATCGTATTTACCACATCACCTTTCACACACCCCCCTCGCGCGCACACGGGCGTAAAATACTATTGCGCGCGACATTTATATATATGTGTGAAGAGAGAGTGTTTGTTTAAATATAAGGCTACATTTATAGGCATTTTTTCAATTCTCACGTTTCGCAAAACCTTGTGAAACGTGGTGGGAAACGTGCGAAACGTGAAGCCCAAATCAGGCAGTTTTTGGCAAAATTCGGGGTCATGTTTCCCAAGCTTGTGAAACGTGTGGGAAACATGAAAACCATCAAATCAGTTTGTAAATCACTTTGGACGCCCCGGCACGCGGTTCCTTGATGATGGCTAATTCCCCTTGCTGCATGAGCGTTTGAATCAGTTCCTTAAAGTCTGCTGCCTTCATGTGCATGGCCTTGAGCAATGGGCTATGTTCCATCTGCTGGTCGGTGGTTTCACGCAGCTTGCGGATCAGTCTAAGGCAGTCAGCATGAAAGGGATTGGCTGCAACGTAGCATTGGGCCAGGAAAAGTTGGCGACGAGTTTGATGGATGGCAAATGCTTTGGCCCATTCAACGCCTTGGATATCAATGGTGGGATTTTCATGATTGACACTGCATGCGTAAATCAGTGCCAACTTCATGGCATTTTCATGGGTTCGTGACCATGCGACACGTGCCACCTCATCATTGCGATGATGGGCTTCGTCATATTCCTGTTCCGTCAAGCGTTGCAGATCAGCAATGGCCTCCTCTGCCTCAGGTGTGCGGGACACAACAAGCGGTTCAGGATGAATGTCCATCAGATTGCCTTGCCGTGTGCCCGGCTGGAATTCCGCCCACCATCGTGCGATCTGGATGATCGGCTCGGGTAAGTTGCGTGCACTCCCGGGGGTTTGGCCTTCACCACGCTTGCCGATATCGACGATGATCAGTCTGGCAAAGAAGCCATTGGTGAGCATGCGTTGGGACAGCGACTCGTAAAAATATTGAGGCGTTGCCGTGCCGAACAACGTCAGGTGCGGTTGATCGATATGGCTTGCTTCCTTCTGCCCAGCCTTGACACGCAACGGATAAACGTCGTTGGCCGAGGTATAGAGTGTCAGCAAGACGTTGGGAATTGACTCGCGGCGGTTTTCTCGATCCATATTGATCTGGCGCAAGACACCATCCATTTCATCATTCTGAAACAGCATGGCGCTGGTGCGAGCCAGGGCATCCTGAATACCTTCGCCGCTGGCAAATTTATCACCCAGTGATGCTACTTGATTGGTTTCGAACAGAACGCTGGAATTAACCTTGCGAGGAAAATCCTTACCCGTCCCACTGCTGGCCAGGGCAAGCAGATAGATGTTGGGACGCAGGTCACCGGCATCACAAACCTTGCGGCCACAGAGGAAGGATTGCAACGCCATTGCGCCGCAAAATGCCAGGCCAACGTTGGGATACGGTGCATTGGCCAGCGTAAAATCCATCAACTGCTCGACAAATCCCGGCACGCGGAATAGATGCTCGGGAATCGGTCCAGGATCGGGAATCACGAATTCCGAATCATCTGAATCGTCACCGGCAAGGATGCCCGAAAGGTCAACATCAGAATTGTCCACGGCATTGAGATCATCACCGAACCCGTATAGCGCCAGCGTCTTGGTGGCAGCAGCAAAATCGCCGCCATGTTCCAGCAATGCATACACAGCGAATGGTGAATATCCCCGGTCGGGTTCAAACGGATCAGCGTTGGAGGAAAAGACGTAAAACACCCGGTCCTTCAACGTGGCTGACCACCCGGTGTCTTTACCAGGCCGACGCCAGTATTCATTGTCGCCGGGTTCTGCCAGCGTCCAACCATGCGTGCGTAACAGGTCACGTACATCACCACGCTTGTTAAAATCATCACCGGGCCTATGGGCATTATGTGAGTTATCCGTCGCACAATGGCCGTTGTTCGAAGACATCTGGCACATATGCGAATTGTGCGACGCTGTCTGGTTGACATTCGCACCATCAATTACAGGCGGTAAATACTCGTTGAGTTCCCATGCGGTTCGTAATAACGTGTCGCGTTGTGATTCCGTCAGAACAGGTAAATCGCACAAGTCTCCCTGCATCATTTCATAACCCGGCGTCGGTGAACAGAGAAACAATCCCCCTTCACCACGGGTTTCGATGAGAGTCTGCACCTTGTCATCGACCTTGCGTTGGGCCAGTTTAATATTGCCACAGACAGGAACATCACAGCGGTAGATCACATGCATCCCCCCGGAAGGTGTCGATTCGATCACCAAATGATCGCGCAAATCAGGATCGATACGATCCATCCACGCGGGGAACAATTCACCGCCACCGTCGAAGTCGATGATCTCCAGGTTGCCGGAGACAGTGCCGCAGATGATGCACAGGGCATCATTGAAAGGCCAGGAGTTGAGTTCGGCATCCAGCGGCAATCGTTGCTGATATTGTTTCCACTTGCCAATGGCTGGACGTTTTTCCGCACGAATAGCAGGCAGGACTGACAGGCCTGTATTCAAATAGGTTTGAGCAATGGGTAAAGATTCGGACATAAAATAATGTATCTCCATGAGGTTGAGTGAATCGGTATTGAATGCTGGTGTTGTCATCGCGCGATGTAGCAGACATTGCCCAGATCATTAAACGCTGTGGTAAAGCCAGCGGTGTTGTCACCCAGATACAACACGGCCTGACTCTGCATCGGTGTGGTGGGTTTATCCGGATGCCAGAAATGCACACGGCCCACCGGGAAGCACACTGCTGACGCGACGGACAGCAATGCCTGGAACCAGCGAGTTTCCGTTGCATTGTTGACCAGAACAATTGCCTGTGTGACATGGCCTGCTTGATATTGCTCAACCAGTTTGTTGCAGAACGGTTGAATGAGCGACCTGGTATAAGGTGGGTTTAAAAACACGCGACCAAACCATGGCAGATTCAGACCATTTTCGTCAGCGGTGTAATATTGAGCAGCGTTAACAATTTGATTGGCCACAACACACGATGCTGGATCAAGATCAATCCGGCCCATGACATCAGCAGCACGCTGGACATAGACCGCTGGGGTAAACCATTCACTGACATGCGACACATCGGAAGCACAAGGTTGAATAACTGATTCACGTGCTTGTCGAATTTGTTGGCCTGTTGCATTTTTCGGCAGAGCACGTGCCGCACGCACAACTTGTTTACGTGGAACGGTGAATTTATTCTGAGCCGCTTGACGTTGCAGGCCAAGACGATCAATTGCATCAGCATATTGGGCATCGCGACTAATGGTGGCATGTGACACACCATATTCCCCAGCAAGCCGGTCAGCTGTTTTCGATTGATGATTACAAGCACCGGTAAAACCATATCGCCGGTTTCCACCACACTTCATTTTCATCCGGTTGTATCGCCGCCCACGTAGCAGACTCATCTGGGCCGGTGTCAGATTGCGACGCCCCAGCTGATGCGCATCAATCCAGTCGGCAGCAGCTGCACGATCAGGCAAGCTGACCGTATGCAATTCATAATCGATACCGTACCGATCACAGATGGCTTTACGATTGTGGCCATCCAGCAGAATGCATTGTTCTGCCCACACGATCAGTGGATCGATGCATCCGTCGCGTAAGAGGTTCTCTTCCAAACCCGTGAGTTCCTCATCCGTTAACGGTGGGATCAGGCTTTGGAATTCGTCATCAATGATGACGGGATCGTTTTCAAGACATGTTGTATTCATAAGCTAATCTTTCAAAAAGGAATGTCATCGTCATCGGGCCATTGAGTCCACGGTTGATCGGGCGATGCCGTGCTGACCACGGGTTCACGTTCATCGCTACCGTCATTGCGTGGTGGAATGGAACCCAATTCATAATTGGTAATGCGGTCGAATTTTTCACCAGTGACTGATCGCACGGTGATGGACAACGGTTGGGCCAATGCACCGTTTTCAGCCAGTTCGACAGCTTGCTCTACGGTGCTGGGCATCGGTTCGTTTGATCGTGCCTGCCACCATGTGCTGGCTTTCTGCCAGGCATAGCTGCCCTTGGGATGGGCGACGCATATCCATTCGCTGTGGTATTCGTTAAATCCACAGCGGTAATCGACACGCAAGGTTTTGGGATGATCCGGTGGTGCTCCACGCTTGGTGTGAATGCTGTAATACACCTCACCCACGTCATAATCGGTTTCGGTAACCTGACCGGTCAACACACCTGCTGTTGACGCACTGCCGTCATGTTTTTCACGCTCAGGTGGTGGAAATTCATGACCACAATCCGGACACACGCTGTACGATGCATGGATCAATGCCTGACAGTTGGGACATTCTTTGGCAGGTGCTTCGTTACTGCCTTTGCGATCAGACTTATCCTTAATCTGCAATGCATCGACCGGACCATGACGCAGGATATTGCCACCAAAGTCCAACACCAGACAGTTGGTTTTATCCGGGTGCAACCGGAATCCACGCCCCACAGATTGATAAAATAAACCGGGGGAATTAGTTGGACGCAAAAGAACAACACAATCAATGATGGGGGCATCGAACCCAGTGGTCAGCACGTTGACATTGACCAGATATTTCAGATCGCCATTCTTAAAATCGTTGAGTGTCTTGTCCCGTGCAAAGGGCAAGGTTTCACCACAGACGAATCCACACTTATGCCCCAGTTCCTCCAGGATGCGTTGCACATGCAAAGCATGTTTGACTCCCGCAGCGAAGATCAGCACCGAATGGCGATCACGTGTTTGCTCAAGGATTTCGTGACAGGCTGAGTGGACAAGACCATCGTCATCCATCAACGCTTCGACTTCACCAGCAATGAATTCACCACCACGGATATGCAAGTTGGACGTGTCAGCTTTGCGACGCCCAGCCTTGGTGACCAACGGACAGAGGTAACCCTGAGCAATCAACTCACGAACACCCACCTCGTAACACACATGGTTAAGCAGATGTTCCGGGACCGGACCACAAATCGTTCCACTGGTCATGCGGTACGGCGTTGCTGTCAAACCGACAAGCCGAACGTTGGGATTCACCACCTTGGCGTCAGCCAGGAATTGCCGGTACATTCCTTCGCCACCGGAACCACCCGTTGGAATCATGTGTGCTTCATCGATCAGAATCAGATCGAAGCGATCCAACTCAGCCGCCTTGCGATACACCGACTGAATCCCGGCCACAATGATCGCATGGTCGGTGTCCCGGCTCTTGAGCCCCGCCGAGTAGCACCCGATCTGGTGCCACAGATCGGGTGCCATGACATGCAGTTTGTCCACGGCCTGCTCAATCAATTCCTTGACATGAGCCAGGATGAGCACGCGACCATCCCACTTCTGCACCGCATCACGGCAAATGGTGGAAAGTATCTGTGTCTTACCCCCAGCTGTCGGGATGACAACACAAGGGTTGTCATCCCGACAGCGCAGATGCTCATACACAGCGTTCACCGCTTCAGCCTGATATGGGCGCAGGGTGATCACAGGTTGTTGGGCACAAGCCTGTATCAATCGACCACCTCCTCGGGCAGCATGAATTGCTCACTGGTTACCGGGCGCAGGACCGACCGGGTTTCACCGTTGAGCCAGTGCGTCAGCACACGCTCCACCTTGCCGTAGAGTTCCTTCTGGATTGTGCGATTACGCGTGCTGCCTGTTGCCATCAGTTGGTCACGCAGCTTGATGATGGTGGCATCGCAGGTGGTTTCGAGCATGCCGGTGGACAAGACCCGGCAGAACTGGGCCAGTTGATCATGGTCAACTGAGTACCAGGCCCGCGCGATCACCGCACGGACATGGGCCACCGCAATGCCCCTGGCCTTGGTCGCCACGTGTGCCGTCGCAAAACGAATCGCGTTGATGTGCATGGTCATCAACTCCATCTCCTCGTGATACGGAAACTTGCGACCGGGATTGAGGCACTGGTACATTTCACGCAAGGTTGATGCGTGGTAGGACGTCACACCTTCGCTGCCGAACATGCCGGTGAGAGACATTCGATCCACGACCCTGCGTGCTTTCATGCCATCGATAGCATCAATGTTGCCTACCGGAACGCCGAACGACACGGCCATACGAATGGCACACCCCGCCTGCAAGATGGCCCAGAGTCGGTGCTGGCCATCGACTAACGTACCATTGGTGTCGAAGGCAATGCCCTGGTGTGTGGTGTTCCAGCGACCGGCCAACATTTCCTGGGCAAGGCATTCGACATGCCTCTGGTCGATGCGACGGTTACGGACATTACCCTCAAGCCACTGGCTGGCAATGTCCGGTGTGATGTTCATGAAGGTGGTCTGGATCTGTGGTTCCGTGCTATTCGTGGGTTGTGCAATCATGCGCGAGTCCTTTCTGGGATTGGAAAATTCGATTCAGTTCATTGGCAACCTGGCGCATGTAGTCATCGCCGTAGATGCTGATCATGCTCCGGGCCGCTTGGATGGGATTTTTCAGAGGTAACGAGATGGCCCGCATGGGGACGGGACCGTCTTCACTGTGACAGGCTTTGGGACGATAAGCGTTTTTGCCAAAGCGTGGTGTTTTAGATTTCGATGAAGAACCGATTTTGCCCGTTTTCATTTGGGCAACGCTGCCGTGTTTTGTTTTGTATGTACGTGGTGAATTTTTTTCTAACTGCGGTTTAACCGCAGTGAGAATTTCTCGCGTACGTCGAATTAAGCGTTCATCAACACCGCATCGTCTGGCAATTTCACGGTTTGACCATTGCGACCATTCTTCGTCTTCGAGCATGATCGCCGCAGCTTTACGCTTATCTTCTTTAGTCCGACGCAAGCCGTGAGACGCATTGGCACCGACGGAATACAGAATGGCGTCGCGGCGTGTCCCTTGTTGGACATCAACCGCAATCGCTTCACGTTCGGCTCGTTTACTGGCCCAGTACCGATGGAAGCCATCAGCAAGCCAGTAGGTTGAACCATCGTGGAACACGGTCACTGCTGGCAAATCGACACCTTCGGCGTACAGCTCGGCATATTCAGCAACCACATCTTCATCAATGGCCACGCGCGGTTGGGTGCCACCGTCGATGCGGATCTGATCGAGCTTGAGTGTCTGGATTTGAATTTCAGTTGTCATTGAGATATTCACTTTCAAGGCTGGACATTGGGCTGCCACATAACGGACAACGATGGAGCGGGTACTCTTGGATTCGCACGACGAGTTGGCCATCGGAAATGGGGAGACGACGTTGCACAATCAACATGTCCACTTGTGAATCATCCAGATAGAGGCCCGCGTGCTGCATCGAATCGAGCGACGCCTTCTGAATGTTGTCCAGGTCACGTCGCCTCCGATCTGGTGGGAAGGCGTCCATCGCCACGGCAAGGCGACCGTCCCGTGGGGGTTGGCCGCCAAAGCCCTGGCACTGCGTCATCACCTGCTGGCGATAGGCGCGACCTTGACGACTGATGAGCGTTCGCCCTTTGAAGTGCCGCCAGTAATGGTTGACCGACGGTGGATATGGCAAAACTAATTCCATGTGACACCTCCTTAGCGTTTCCACGGTGCGGACGCACCGGACGTGGTGGTTTGCTGGGGTTGGGAAGATGCCGGATTGTCAGTGTTGCCTGTCTGCTTGGGTTCGAAACCACGGATTTCGTTTGAGAGTTCACCGGAATCCGGCCGTTTCTTCAGCTTGACCGAAACGACCATGGGCAGGTTGTGCAGATCGACACTGTCGCGCGGCTGCATCACATCGACCGCCCGGCAGATGGCTGACAGATCGCCACGGGCAATCTTCACTGCGGTGGCATTGGGATTGTCCAGGTTCAGACGAGCCCATAGCATCCTGCCCTTGCAAGCGCCTTCCAGAATGCAGAAGGTGAATTCGAGGTAGCTGCCATTGCCTGCCTTGTTTTCCTTGGTCTCTGATGCAGTGATCGCTGCCAGGTACTTGCCTGCCGGGATCGGTTCGAATGAACTGTTGGGTTCGACATCGTTTGCATTAAAGCCATTGAGATTAGCCATGGGGATATTCCTCCATCAATTAAAAAATGGTTGTTGACAAAAAGACTGTGTTTTACGGGTTAATGTTTGTGTTCGGTGGTTTGGTTGGACGTAGGCGTATCGGCCTGCATCATCGCTTCCATCAAGGCGTACCATGACAGTGGCAATTCCGTGGGTAGGCCATAACGGTTCTTGGCGATACAGGCAGGACTACCCACGCAACGCATCACGCGCTCACCACCATCTTTGCCCAGACCAGATGCCAACGTGCGATTGCGATTGAAGCCAGCGTCTTCGGTCTTCGTGATGATCTTACGCGTGGCAAACAACACCGCATCAGCCCACTCGGTGATCACCGCATTGGCATGTTTGTGCAGACGTGGGGAAAACCGGTCATACGCGCCGACTTCCGGATCGGAGAAAGTCTCGACCTTGGCGTGGGCCAACAAGATGATGCACATGTTTTGCTTGGTGCGTAACGTATCCAAGCCAGTAAGCAGCATGCGCCAGTGCGTTAAGGCATGGGTGTAACCACGAGCAAAACCGCCGTCCACCTTCTCAATGCTGTTGACGCCGTAGTCTTTGCACAAGCGATCCCAGATCAGGCGTTCGAGCCAATCAAGGGAATCGATCACCAACGTCTGATATTCGTGCTGTTCCTTGATCAACGAGTCAATGGCATTGAAGACATCGTCATAGGTGGTGGCCAGTGGGAAACTCGCACAATCGATCTGATCCAGACCATCTTCGGTTTGAATGAAAATGGGATTCGGTGCTTGCGAAGCCGTGGTGGATTTACCGATACCTTCGGTGCCATAGAGGATGATGCGAGGTGGTGATTGACGTTTGCCAGTGTGGACTTGCTGCAATAGGGACATGAATCAATTTCCTAGATATGATGATCGTGACCAATACAAAACGTCACCTGCTCCGAATTCCCCGCCCCATGAACAAATTGGGGCGGGGAGAGGTGACAAACTTCCGGGGGTTCCGGGGGCCGGGGTGGGGTTACGCGGCACTGAGCAGACGGATGTCCTCGTAGCCGGTGGGCCAATGGTTGTGTTCGCGGCAGAGCAGTAATCGCTTGATGGCTGCCTGGTTTTCCTGACGGGCCATGTGCAGCGCTTCGTCACTGATCACCCAGACACCGCAGCGATAAGGTTCTTTTTTCTCAACCGCCACGATATGAACCGGCACCAGTTCACCGATGACCTCGGCCAGCACCG